ACAAAGCCAAGGCCGCAGCCGAAACGCTCGGAGCCATGACCGCAGGTGATCCGGTTCCTGCCGGTAACTACCCTCCGGTAATAAACAGGATTATTGCAGAGTTTTCAAGGCTTTACAACGAGCGCGGAATGTTGAAAAAACAGGAAAACGATACACCGGACGAAAACACGCCGGAAAATATCGAAACACGCCGGAAAATTATCGAAAAAATCGAATCCATTTCCGCGCGTATGGATATCCTCTACGCTGCTAAAAAAGCTTATCTGGAGAAGGATATTGTTCCGGATGAAAAAGAGCTTTATCCGGTCCCAAATCAGCAAGCAGCTTCAGATCCGACTGATTCCGGCCAGTTAATCATTAAACGGAACAACCTGCGCAGCTCTATTACCCGGGCAAAAAATCAGCTCGAATATCAGAGCCAGAAAAAAGCGGATAAACCAAACCCTATGCCGGATTGTCCGAAACGCAGGGAACTCGAAGTAAGGATAGCAGAGAAAGAAAAAGAACTTGCGGAAATCGAAGCAAAGCTGAACGATGCTGATCGATCTGAAAAGCCTGAATAAAGCAGAGCAAAACACAAAAGAACCGGAAAATCAACCGGTTCTTTTTTTATCAGTTCCTGAATGCAGGAATCTGGCTGACTCAGAAACATCCTTGCGGAAACAGATCGGAATTCTGGAACATAATGTTTGCATAAACTTTTGGAGTTATGGCAGCTTTTCACTCCACGAACTAATGTTTTACATTCTTCAGCAAACAGGTCCGGCACATATCAACATGTGTACCTGGTCAATCAGTCAGGATGCTATCGAAAAGATCATCCGGAAATATCAAAAAGGTGAAATCCTTTCTATCCGTTTCCTCCTCGATCCGCGTGTAAAGGTCTGTAAAGCCAAACCGCTTCAGATGCTATCTGCCACTTTCTCGCATAAAATTCTTCGCGTACATGCAAAAGTTGTAACAATCGAAAATGAAGTCTGGAAGATATCGGTAGTCAGCAGCCAGAACGCAACAACAAACCCCAAACTGGAACGCGGTGTAATCTTTATTTCCGACGAAATATTCAATTTTGACAAAACCGTATTCGAACATGAATTTAACACAGCAAGAACTGGAAACAATCGAGAAACTGGCAGGACTGTTCTACACCCCCAAACAGATTGCAATAATTCTGGAAATAGATCCGGAAATGTTCGAAGCACATATCCGCTCCGAAACTGGAAATACATATAGAGCATATTACAAGGGCTATTACGAAGCTGATATCGAACTCCGGAAAAGCATCACACAATCTGCATTATCAGGTAGCTCACCGGCACAAACAATGCTCCGGGATATTCAAAAACAAAGCAGAATTTCAGAATAATTCATATATTTGCAAAAACATTAACTGTTTAGAACAATAAATTAACCTTTAAATTATCAGACATTGAAACATATATTATTGATCTTTTGCCTGAGTATAAGCTGTTCTTTATTTGCACAAAAAAAAATAAAGAATTCTGTCGTTCTTTCGACAAATGACACTGTCAGTGTTAATGACGCCATCATTTTGAAAAAGGGATCTTCACAAGATGCTGCTTTCAGTTTTGTACGTACAAGGTCTGATTACAGTGTCTCTTCCCAATATAGTAATACACAACAAGAAATACTTTATTTCAAGGAAATAGATAATATTTGTTATGCTTATACATTCAGCTTTATTATTGATTTGGAGAAAGCCTTGAAAAACGGTGAAATCGTAATTGGTAGAGTAGCAGGGAAGACAGCAGCAATCCCTGTTACTAAATCATTGAAGATAGATCCAGAAAAAGTACTTCAACCGGAGTCAATTCATTCATCTGAAATAAATGAGTTAGACGTACCTATAATCAAAACACAAGAAGATTCTATGCCTGATGAAATGCAATATTTTTATTGCCAAATTGTCGGAACTCAAAAAATGTTGAGTAGTAAAGTGACTATTACTATTGATTTCGGTCAAGTGAGAAAATTTGTATCGGATCAACGTTTAAGAAATAACAAAGGTGAGGTTGTTGTATTTAATTCTATGGTTGATGCAATGAATTGGATGGGAGCACGAGGATGGGAATTTGTTCAGGCCTATGTTTTAACAGTTAGTAATCAGAATGTTTATCATTGGCTGCTAAAAAAGTCGACAAAAAAAATGTCTGAAGAGGAAAGGGAAGGACTTCTTGAGATGTTTAAAACCAAGCAGGATTTTAAGAATAAAGATAAATAAGAAGAGGGTGTCCAAAAAGTATTTGGCACCCTCGATTTATTCGTATCCCTATTGGAGACTGAAATCAAATATCCGATTCTACAAAGGGGTATTTTGCCTTTTTGGACACCCTCTTCTTTCTCTCCAATTTTTGCCATCTCAAAAATTTTACCTATCATTGCAATGTTCAAACATTATCACGTAGGGTGGAGATAGACCGCCCTCGAATCCGAGTCGCGGATTTTTTATGTCTATCACTCAACACATGATAAACGCATGCGGCGTGTACCCCCGTCCTTAGCTGTAATGGCGAAAGGAAACCCTACTGAGAGTTTTTGCAACGGGACAGGCACGCCGTTTTCTGTGCTTAAAAATGCAAAAAACTCAGTATTATGGAAAAGAAAAACACCTCTCCCACTGTCGCGGAGCAAAAACAAATCTTAGAGACTTGTGTACACAAACTTGAAGAAGTCAATGCCTGTATTCTGGCAATGTATCCCACGTTATCAACCAATCTGCCTTTATCAGATTATACGAATGAAGAACTGATTGCCCATGAACTTTGCGAGGATATTTTTTCAGATTTTATCCGGTTTGGACATATTCTGATCGAAGTTGTCAGAAAGGAGGTAGTTTATGAAAACTAACGAACCAATCAAGATCCAGCGGGATGAAACCATTATCTACGGTTCTCAGCTAAGGGAAGAGTATTATTTCTTCACATGGAAGGGATATTGCTGCGAAGAAACATTCTCGTACGACGAAATTATAGCTATTCATGAACTTACAGGCCGGATGATTGCAGAACACAAAGAAAAGGTGGCTTATAATGGACAAAAATAAAATTCTTCAGTTTGTTGCCCAGTTACAGGAACTCCGTGACAACGTCGAAGATTTCATGTATTTTTCTACCATACCCGTAGAACATCTGGAGATTAATTTCAATGAAGGTATGGATAGAGCAGTAGAAGCTGTATTATTCCTATACGGGGAAATCGTGTTAGACGAAATTCAGCGTAAAAAAGTATCAAACTAATATCACAGCCCGGCAATCCGCCGGGCTATTTTTGTCCTTTTTCTCCCCTCTGATCCTCTTTACCATTGCCATAAAATATTACAATTATGGCATCTAAAAGCACAATTAACAAACGTGTAAACATTTACATCAACGGCCGGGAAGTCAGCAATGACATAAAATCCATCCGGACTGAAATGCAAAAGGCAGTCAATGATATTGCCCGTATGAAACGCGGCAGCGATGAATACAACGCGAAAGCCAAAGAAATCCGCACCCTTAAAGCCATTATCCAGGAACACAACCAGCAACTCCGGACAACGGAGCAACGGTGGTCTTCTCTAAATAACGTTGCCAATGGCTTAAAGAAATATTCCGGTATTATTCTTTCTTTTGTTGGTTCGCTCACCGGAGCAACATTAGGTTTTCAAAAGTGTGCCGAAGAAGCTGAAAAATTTGAGGAAAATTTGGACAACCTTTCTGCCCTGACCGGACTGGGAGGGAAAAATCTTTCCTGGTTAGGCGATCAGGCAAAAGAGATGTCTGTAAAAACAACAGAGTCCGGAATAAAAATCAAACAATCGGCAACTGATATTCTGGACGCCTTCACAAAAATAGGATCACAACGGCCGGAACTGCTCAAAAACAAAGAAGCTTTGGCTGCCGTAACGGAAGACGCTATTATTCTCAGCGAAGCTGCAAAGATAGAGCTGGAACCGGCAACAGCATCCCTAGCTAATGTCATGAATCAGTTCAATGAAAAATCTTCCTCCAGTCGCAGGATCATCAACGAACTAGCCGCGGGGTCTCAGACCGGTTCGGGAGATATCCAGTATCTTTCCAATGCAATAGAAAAATGCGGTACCTCTGCCTACCTCATGGGTATGAAAACCAATCAGACAATCGGTGTAGTCGAAGCTATTGCCCCGAAATTCAAAGATGCATCTCAGGCCGGTAACAGCTTTGACAAGGTATTGCTAACAATGAAAGATAAACAAATCGGTTATCAGTCCGGCCTGTTTAACATGAACGATGCATTGGATGAACTTCAAACCAGATTTGCTAAAGGGGAAAAAGCATCCGACCTTTTTGGAAAAGAACACGCGAAAATGGCTGAAGTTCTCGTTATGGCTAAAGATGATGTAATACGCTATACTGAGGCTGTTACCGGAACGGACAAGGCGTTGGAACAAGCAGCAAAAAATACGAACAACAGGGCAGCCAAACGCGCTCAGGCCATGAATCGTCTTAAACTGGTGATGATTGATCTCGGAGAAAAAGTAGCTCCGGCAATCACCATGGGAACCAATGCGTTCACTTCTTTCCTCACTTATCTTTCAAAAGCCCCGACGCTCTTCCGGGAAAACAAACAGCTTATTCTTGCTCTGGCTACTGCTTTTGTTGTCCTTCAGGGAAAAACTATTCTTGCTACGCTAGCTTCCATGAAAAACCGTGCAGCACATCTGCTCGAAGCTGCTGCAAAAATGAAGAATGCAACGGCAACAGCCTACTTAAATACCTATGCAGAACAATACAGGATGACTCAAGGAAACGTTTCCCGGGGAGTGTTGAAATTGCGGACTTCATTTTCCTTACTTTGGAAAACAATTGTTGCTAATCCAGTCGGAGCAATAGTTACAGGAATATATGCTTTGATCACTGCCGTGAATTTCATGGAAAAACATACCGATAGTGCCATGAGAGCCGAAAAACTCAAAAATAGTATCCTTTCCAAATCCGAAACAGCAACTAAACTAGCTACCGATGCAAATAGAGAATTTGCCAAATCAATCAGCAATGTTAATCGCCTCAGTACAGAAGAACGTCAACGTCTTCGGGAACAAATCAGCGATCGTATAAAATTGACAGAGGCCACATTAAACCAACTGAAAGCCGAACAAGCCGAATTAAAGCAGACTGCAACTAAAGTCGGATTCTGGCAAACACTAAAAAACAGCTTTCTCTCCGGTGGATTTGGTGAACCTTCCGTCAATAATTATGAGAATTTCCAAAAATTACAGCAAAATGATGCCTTAAAAAACGGTCAGGAAGCAGCTGATGAAATGAATGAAAGTATCCAGAAACTCGAAGAAAGTAACGCGTCACTTAAATCTCAATTAGATGATTTTAATGAAACATTTAATGCTGAAATAAACGCTGATAAGATTGGTACTAAAACTATTACAGAACTTCAGGAAAAAGTAAATCTGTATCGTACCGCTTTGGAAAATGCGACCTTACAAAGTGAAGAATATGAACGGATTCAAAATAAACTAATCGCAACTGAAAAACAACTGAATCAGGCAATCAAATCAAGGGACATAAACGATACTCCCCTACCATCAAAAGACAATAAAAATCCACTTCAAAACAAAAAACTAGAAGCCGAACAAAAGCTTGCCACTGCAATCTCTCAAATACGGAAAAAACTTTATCTGGAAAACCTTACAGAATCAGAAAAAGAAATTTTGCAAACTCAACAACAATACAATGAACTAATTGCTCTCTGCCAACAATTCGGGATTGATACAATAGAAGTGTATAATGCATACTCAGAAAAGATAGAAGCCATTATTGACAGAGAACTGGAAAATGAAGTTAGTGCATCCATTGCAGCACAAGACCGAATTAATCAGGCTTTAATGTCTTCCTCGGAACGGGAAAAAGCTAGTGTCAGGCAAAAATATGCGGAATTAATCGCACTTGCTGAACAATATGGAATTGATACTTTGGCTTTAAAAGAAAAAATGGATGAAGAATTAGCCTCCATAAAAGAAGACGAAGAACCACAAGATATATTCGGAATGTCACCCGAAGACTGGGAGGATCTGGAGGGGAAAATAGGAAAGGCGATTCAATTGGCCGGTCAATTAGCTGATATCTGGGGACAATTTAATCAGATTCAGGCCAATAAAGAAAAAAAAGAACTACAAGAATATGAAAGGAGTTGTAACCGAAAAAAAGAACTACTCAATAAACAGCTCAACGCCGGGAAAATAAGCCAGGAACAATATAACGCCCGTACCTCCCAACTGGATGCTGATTTAGAAAAAAAGAAAACTGAGATAGCTAAAAAACAGGCAAAACGTGACAAAGCGCAATCAATTTTTTCGGCTATAATTAGCACTGCTGCTGCAATAGCCCAAGCCCTTCCGAATATTCCATTATCTATTATTGCCGGTATTATGGGGGCTGCACAAATAGCAGTCATTGCCAGTCAGCCACTTCCCGAATATGCAAAAGGTGGTCTAACCGATGGCGCAAAAATGTACATTGCCGGAGAAGCCGGACAGGAATGGATTTCTCCCAACTGGATGCTGAAAGACAAAACAACCGGACCAATTATTCAACAATTGGAAATGGTCCGCTCCGGTATCTTATCTCCAGAACAACTGGCTCCGATCAGACCGGATTTTCAAACTATGTCTGCTATTCCAATGTATGCTTCAGGTGGATTTACATCTACCGGTTCGATGGAAACAAACTATTACACCACAACAACCACTACAAATCAAGATAATGACACATTGATGAATATCAATGAAAATATTAAAATCCTTATTGAATATCTTTCCGATCCACGTAATCGACAAGCAGTTATTTCCAACGATCTATTGCAAAAACACAACGAAGAAATAAACATGATAAATCGTTTAAAAAGGTTGTAATTCAGAAAGATTATAAACAATGAAATTAATACAGTTCTATTTTAGATAAAACACTGCTAATAAACTCATTGTTGTCATCAACTCAAAAAAAATAAAACGGTTTGACTATACTCACCCGGAGGCCCCGCCCTATCACTCAACGCAATTTCACACATACTTTTCAGGAAATATGACAGGTCAGGTCGCGTCCTACTAGACAGCAAAACCGCATAAAAGTCCTACTGTTTCTGCGGTTTTGATTCCGAGAGTTGTGAGCATTTGTATGCAATTGCATTTGCAATTGGTAGGTTGATAGGTCGCAATCACAAAGTATCAAGACAGGGAAACTTGTTTTGAATTTCCTTATTGACAACACCGAGTTTATGCTTCAGATAGATCTCTGTGGTTTGTACCGATGTATGTCCGTTCTGGTCGCGTAGAGCCAACATGTTTATATCGCTGTCTGCTGCCAGTGAATTACCGGTGTGTTTCCAACTGTACAGCTTGTAACTATCCGGCATATTTAATCGGGTCCGGAAACCATTAAAACGGTTCTTCAGATTATTCTTTCCAAGTGGTGTAAGTCCCGGTTTATATTCTTTACCAAACACATAGTAATCCCGGTTGTATTGCTGCAATTGGTAGATATTCCGCAGTTTCAGCATAAAATGTCGTGGAATGGTTGCATAACGTTCCCGATTCGTTTTTGCCCGGAATCGATCCACATTAATCAATCCTCTTGCAAAATCAATATCCCCGATCTTCAATAGTCGTAATTCCTTTCCTGGTCTCAGAAAACAATATGTTTCAAATTCAATGGCCATCCACAATTGTGGGTCATTCTTTGTAATAGCTTCCCGGAATATCTCGATATCCCATTCAGCAACCGGACGCGGTGCCATATCTTTATCCACACCTGA